GTCACCTGCAAAAATATGAACCTTGACAATTGAATATCATTTCTTCTTTCATCCTTTCAGCCCCTAGCAGTTCTGGGCAGCAAATACTAAACCGACAGGTGAGGTATAGTTACCTCACAGGTGCAACTCCTGTGGTGGGGTTTTACGGGCAACTATGCCCTGTAAGCAAAATGTTAATTTTTTATCAAAGGAAGGAAGTAGTATCATGAAAAAAATCACACGCTCTATTAATGTCGTTACAGTTAAGGCTATGTTTGTTAACGTTGCTGAAAAAAGCATTATTGAGACAACCGTTACTGTCGTTGGTGACAATGACAAAGCTATCTCAAATGAGCTTGCCAAGTATGCCTCTGATAACGGTTTAGCATTAGTAACCGAAACTGAGAGGACTGTAGAAAACAAGCTGTTTGAAATGTCAGAAGCGGATTTCGTAAAGTATGGTACTTGCGTTGGGACTGGCAGACTGGCAGACAAGTAGTACTAGCAGGTCACAGGGAGAACCAAACAGCAGGCTCGACACCTGCTGTGACCTATCCACCTTAACAGGTGAGAATAATTGAATAGGAAGGAAGAAAAACTATGATGGAATCACGTACATTTTATGAGGCATTGGCAACACTGGTAATGGATAACGTGAGGGGGTTTGACATTCCTCAGACGCCTAAAAATCGTATCAATTACTGTAAGGCATGGTACGCCGAACAAGAGGTAGCAGGCAGGAAAATAATTGCTGTTAGGTCATATAATACACTAGTAGCGTTTTATGATATAGCAACAGATTGCTTGGTCTCACTTGGTAGGTTTACAATGACTACATACCAGCACATTCGCAAGTTTCGTAATAATTATCTTCCTAACATGTGGAAGACTAGCGAAATTAATGTAGAGTTTGTTAACTGGTTTTGATTAGCAGGTCACAGGGAGAACCAAACAGCAGGCTCGACACCTGCTGTGACCTATCCACCTTAACAGGTGAGAATAATTGAATAGGAAGGAAGAAACACTATGACCAAGAATGACGCTTTATTATATCTCAGGGCATCCGGATTTAGTGCCAATCAAATCAATGAAATTGTCGACGCCTTAACCAAGGCAGACGCAAGCCCAGATGCCTATTACTGGGATTATTACGCAAAAGTTGAATTTTTACGCAACGATGGAAGCACCAGAGAGGTTGAATATCATATGACATTCCCAGAGCATTTTAGTTATGCAGACGCTATGCGTTGGGTAATTACAACAGCGGAAAAAGACATTGAAGAAGCAGGCGAGATGGTTTCAGCTATTCAGATGGTATAAACGTCTCAGCAGGTCACAGGGAGAACCAAACAGCAGGCTCGACACCTGCTGTGACCTATCCACCTTAACAGGTGAGAATATTGAATAGGAAGGAAGAACACTATGAAAACATGGGAACTCTTATTGAACACTTATTCGTTTGTTATGTCTTTAGTTGCTAATCATTCTGAGACCGATAGATACATGATAAAAACCTATCTAGATATGCTTATAGCTCAGACAGCTGTTGCCGACGATAGCATAGACCCAGACAAGTTTGGTGAAATATTAGAGTTTTTAGACAAGTAATGTTAAAAGGTCTGGGGAGAACCTCAAACAGGCTCGTCACCTGTCAGACCTATCCACCTTAACAGGTGAGAATAATTGAATAGGAAGGAAGAACACTATGACTAACAGGGAAATCATCATTAGTGAAATGGTAGTCAACAACATTACCGAAACACTTCACACCTATGCAAAGTGGCTTTCACTAGGCTACAGAGTTAAACGTGGTGAACACGCTTTAGTGACAACATGTTTATGGAAACCAGTCTATAATAAAAAGACCGATGAAACCAAGCTGAGACTCTGCAAGGCGTTTCTGTTTGGAGAATCACAGGTAGAAAAGGTGGTGTAAAAATGTTTGGTGATAATGAATACGCATTTATAGTCGAGTGGGCAGAGATTAATTCGTCAGACAACTTTGAGATTAATTGTCGCAGGGCGTTAATACAATTTTACATGCCAGCAGGTTCAACAGATTTAGACGCCTGTCGTAAAGCACTTGACATATGGGAGCATGAATATTCATCACGTCACACCTTGATTAGCGTTAAACAAAAACCTATCTAATTAGGTCACAGGGAGAACCAAACAGCAGGCTCGACACCTGCTGTGACCTATCCACCTTAACAGGTGAGAATATTTCAACGAAAGGAAGAAGAACAATGACAGACAAAACGTGCTTATTCATCACAGAGTCCGGAACAGACGATATAGCAATTTTCGCTCACATTGTTTGTAACTCGTCTCTCACATTTCTGGAGATTATTGCGGGAATTAATCAACACCTGCACACCTACCATGATAAGGTTTATTACTATCCAGAAATTGACCACCAGACTGCCAAGTCTATAATTGAGACTTACGCAGAGGGTTATCCCATCTACACAATAACAGTTAAGAGAGGAGTGATAGAATGAAGTTAATAACGAGAAGAGACAAGAAAAATAGTGCTGTTTATATCTCTGCAAACTTATATACATTAAGTGCAGACGAATTTGCTGACCACCTGTTATATAGTTTGAACAGGAAGAAAGAGCGGTACTCTAAAGTCATTGCAAAATTACCTAAAGACCACCCGTATTTTCTGTTAGTCCAGAGAGTTATTCAGAGAACCGATGAGCAGATACTTGAAGTCGAGTCAGCTATCTATGAGTATCACCTTAAAATGAATGACAGACTAGAAAAGGGGAATTTATAATGTTAAGAGTGATTGAATCAATACTTGGAGACGTTGCTGATGATATTTACGAATTGCAGGAAAATATTAAACACCTTCAATTCACAGTAGTTCTATTGGCATTAATGGTAATAATTCAGATGGTCATTCTGATGTGCATATACACCTGCATCCAGTGACCGAAACAAAAAGTACCATATGGGTGGATATCTCATCTGGCTTGTGGTACAATATCATTGAGCCAGATGATTACCTTCCTATTTCACCTCTAGGTCATGGGGGCACACTGTAGATTCCTAAAACTCTCAGTGTTGTGGTTCGATTCCACACTAGAGATTACTGCATAAGCAGGAAAAATAATAATGAAAGGAGAAACACAAATGAGAGCAAGAAAGGTTACCAGAACAATTAAGGCAACAGAAGCAACGCTGATGGTTGTAGAAGTAGCGACAGCAGAAGTCCAGAATGTGACTGTAACACTTCCTTATGAGTTTAAGTCAGAAGAGGACATTATGAAGCATATCAATAAGACTTCTGGAATCGTAGCAGACGGTCTGAAACCCGTAGCAGTAGTTGATTTCTATGTAACAGAACAGCTTTATGGAATGTCTGAGCAGGATTTCATCAAGCACGCAGATATTCTTCCGGCAAGGAAACAGTAAAACAATAACAAAGGAAAAGGAGAAATAATATCATGGCAAATTTCAAAGTTAATATCACTGCATCTAATAAAGAGCTGACAGCCAAGCAGAGAATCCAGTTAAAGGATACTGCTGATGCGATTTCGCTTAATGATGTTACTAAAGACGGTGCTTTTATCCTTACACCTGTTGTATGGGCAAAGCTCCATGTATCACTTGAAACTGATGTAACCAGTAAGGAATATGACCAGATTGTTATCGTCGGAGAAGATGGACAGAAGTACTGCACAGGAAGTGATAGTTTCATTCGTTCCTTCATCGACATTTGTGAAGAGATGGAAGGCGAAGAAGAGGAATGGGCAGTGAAAGTGTTCAGACTTCCAAGTAAGAACTATTCTGGTGACTTCCTTACCTGCACGATTTACTAAAACTACAACACTTGCCTCTAGCCCAAGTTAACCCTTGGGTTAGGGGTTTTTATTTTATTCGTTCAAAGGAAGGTGAAAACATGGCGAAGAAAAAAATGACAGAAAAACGACGTAAACAGCTCAAAAGAATACGTCAGTTTATTTCAAGAGCTGAGAAGCGTGGTTATCGTTTTCCTACAGGTTTTGTTGAGTCATTATCTGAGCTGTCAACACAGAAGTTAAAAACCTTTACACCTGAGAAATTATACTCAGAATATGCCACAGCTATTCTTGAAGAAACAGGCGAAATAGTCTCCGGTATAGAGCGTAGAGCAGAGGAACGTTCACTTTCAGCTATTAAAGCTGCTAAAACAAGGATAGATGGTAAGTTTGCTGAGTCACCAGAAGGAAAATTATTGCAGGAACAGTTTGACCAGATAGAAGAACAGGAATTTGACACTTTTGATATAACAAAAGACCCAGAGTACATGAGAGCAAATCTTGTTTCAGAAGGTCGAATAGTGTACGAAAATATTCTTGCAATAATAGATTCATATCCGTCTAAAGGTTCTGAAGAATTACGCAGAGCATTAAACGAAGAAATAGCTACGTATGGTTATGAAAGAGTGTGTGCTAGTTTAGCGTTAGCTCCAGAACAGGCAATAGCCGCAGCACAGGACATTATTTATTACCCAACAGGTGGAACTACGTCAGCGGAAGCTCACAGAGCATTTATGAAGCTGGGTGACATAATAAAAGGTACTGTCCGTTCTGAACAGGACGCACGTTCAATAGGTGAAATATTAGATTCAATGGGTTATGGCGAAGAATAGAAAATACAGGTATTTTGCTTGTGATTTTGAAACCACAGTATTTGAGGGACAAGAGTCAACAGAGGTATGGGCATCTGGAGTGTGTGAATTAAACACAGAAGATGTGAAACTATTCCATTCAATAGACGAAACCTTTGATTATTTAGTCTCTTTAAACTCTAACCTTGTATTATACTATCATAATCTAAAGTTTGATGGCACATTCTGGATTAATTACTTACTTGAAATAAAGAAATTCACTCAAGCGTATAGGAAAATAGGTGATTCTGAGTTTACAGTAGAGTGGCTTGATGACAGAGAAATGCCCAATAATTCATTCAAATATGGTATATCAGACAGAGGTCAATGGTACACTATTACATTGAAGGTAAAAAATAAGTTATTACAATTTAGAGATTCACTTAAATTATTACCATTTTCGTTGAAACGTATTGGTAAAGCATTTAAGACAAAACACCAGAAATTAGATATGGAATACGAAGGTTATAGGTATGCAGGTTGCACAATAACAGATGAAGAAGCTGAATACCTTAAAAATGACGTATTAGTATTAAAAGAAGCATTGGAATTTATGTTTTCTCAAGGACATAATAAACTTACAATAGGTTCATGTTGCTTATCGGAATATAAAGGTATTGTAGGTAAAAACGCTTGGGAAAATATATTTCCAGATTTAACAGAATACACCTTTAAAGATAAATCATTCAATGCTTTGACAGCAGACGAATACATTCGTCATTCCTATAAAGGTGGGTGGTGCTATCTGGTTAAAGGTAAAGAAAACAAAATAAAGCACAAAGGCTTTACCGCAGATGTTAACTCATTATACCCATCAATGATGTCTTCTGAATCTGGCAATTATTACCCATTCGGAGAACCAACATTCTGGAAGGGAAACACAATACCAGATGAGGCTATTGGCGAACGTAAGTATTATTTCGTAAGGTTCAGAACTAGATTTTACTTGAAAGAAGGGATGCTTCCATTTATACAGATTAAAGGTAACTGGCTTTATAAGGGTACAGAGTGTTTAGAGACCTCAGACATAAAAGACCCAAAAACAGGTGAATATTATAGGTTTTATAAAGACATACATGGAGAGGTAAAGGAAGCCTTTGTTACCCTGACACTAACCTGTACAGATTTTAAACTTTTTCTCGAACACTATAAGGTTGTAGATTTCGAAATACTCGATGGGTGTTGGTTTAAAGCTAGAAAAGGACTTTTTGATGACTACATTCACCCATATAAAGAGCTAAAGATGAAGTCTAAAGGTGCTATGAGAGAGCTTGCCAAGTTGTTCCTAAATAATCTATACGGTAAAATGGCTAGTAATGATGACAGCTCTTTTAAAGTAGCATACTTAAAAGACGATAACTCATTGGGGTTTATGCCCTGTGAAGCTCACGACAAAAAAGTTGGGTATATTCCAATAGGGAGTGCAATTACCAGTTATGCCAGAAACTTTACTATAAGAGCTGCTCAACAGAATTATTATGGTGTCAATAAACGCGGTTTTATCTATGCTGACACAGATTCAATACATTGCGACTTGCCACCAGAAGAAGTTAAAGGCATAACAATAGACCCTGTTAACTTTTGTTGTTGGAAACTGGAATCATACTGGGACGAAGCTATTTTTGTCAGACAAAAAACATATATTGAGCATATAACTCACGAAGACGGTAACCCAATAGAGTCACCATATTACAATGTCAAATGTGCAGGTATGCCAGAGAAGTGCAAAGATTTATTTATTAAATCAATTACAGGCTATGAAATACAAGCAGGTGACAAATACGATGAGGAAGAAAAGCAATTTATTAACACAAAGAGAGACTTAAAAGATTTTCAAGTAGGACTAAAAATAAAAGGAAAATTAATGCCAAAAAGAATACATGGCGGTACGGTACTTGTTGAAGGATATTATGAAATGAGGAAATTATGATTGATTATAAAAATAACCCAGACCTGTTTAATATTATCAATAACATTACAGTAGGTTCTCAGATTAGATGCCTGCATCGGTTTAATAGTTACGGCGAATACACCCAGACCAGAACACCTAAAATTTGCAAGGTTGTTGCGAAATATGAACACTTCTGTACTGTAGAACATGTTTCACCTTTTGGTGTTTATTACGAAGACATTTGTTATACAGACCTGTTAACTCATAGACACACAGTTTATAACTATTGATAAAGTAAGAGAGCCAGACACTAGAAATTAATCCAGTGTACTGGCTCTTATATCTATCCGACACTTATGCAACATAAAAGCGGTAAGCAAATCCGTGTGCATCAACAGCAGTATATTTCACCTGTGCTATCTGTATATAGCCTTTTACATTAACACAAGAGGATAGTCAATAAATTAATAACTCAAGGCTTTAAGAACAGCTTCTTTACACTTAATATCTTTAAATCTAAAGCAACCTTTCTCGAAGAAATATCTCAGCGTAGTTAGTACAGTATCACTTCGTTTAAGCATTACGTAATTAATCTGATGGTCTGCCGTAGTAACCGTTACCTTCATGTTACAACTATTATCTGGCTTATCATCACAGTAAACTATTCCTTCTTCTCTAAATTCTCTAATCCCATAATCAACACCCATATATTTAAGTGTGCAGAAATATCTGGATTGACCTTTTGGTCTCCCAACAAATGCCTTATTATCATTAAGATAGATAGCTTCAGCAGCATATGCCAAGTATTGATTATTTCCGAAGGCTCTATTGAAGGAACTATTCTTTTGGGCATTTGACGCAGATTCATTAAACCCTTGTTCCAACACAAAACCATCACCTTTTAGATATTTAGTTTCTGATTTAATTCTTTCGGTGATGCCCATACTTATATAATATGGATTAAGAATAGTTACAGGGTTACTTATCATATATACTGGGAGATATTTCACCTGTTCGTTTTGACCTCTAGCCAGTGATACATGAATACTTATGAACTTCCGTACTTCCTCTGAACAATAACGCCCTGTTTCACTCTGGAACTCGTCAAATATTATTCTTTTTACGTCACTAAATAAGTGGCTATATTTCTTTATCTGGTCAGCATTGTTCAGAGCGATAGCATATCCACAGCTTTTATCATCCAGAAATAGCTCATAAAACATTCCTTTAGCTCTGGCTACAGAAGTCATAATCTTACCTCTAAAGAATAACATACCTATGTCTTTAAAGAATTTATCTGCACATTCAGATAGCTCATAACTAAACCTATATAACACTGCAAATTTTTCACCATCTTTTAAGAATCTGTTTACAGCTAATCTGTTAAAATAGGTTGTCTTACCTGCTGACCTATTGGACGTACAAATATATATTTCTGGTGTTGCCCCATTTAAATCTTTCATTGACAACAGTTTTGTTCCATCATAATATTTTGTTTCTGTCATAATAGCTCCTTTCATTTTCTTCATTATACCACAATTATTGACATTTGTGAATATCTATAGTACAATTAAAGAAAAGATAATAGGGGGTGGTCTTATGGATTTGAGTGCTATTTTGGAAGCAATTACAACCGTTGGTTTTCCAATCGCAATGTGTCTCATTATGATGTACTATGTAAAATATGTAACAGATAGTAATAAGACAGAGATTGAAGCGATAACCAACAAACACAGAAGCGAGATGGCTGAGATTACAAAAGCAGTAGAAAACAACACTATTGCTTTGACACAGTTATCTGAGAGACTTGGAAGAGGAGAATAATAATGACAGCTAAAGAAGCATTAATTGCAACAGCAGAGAGCCAACTCGGATACAAAGCAGGAGCAGGAAAAATCAACAGATACGCACAAGAACTGGATAAGATTGGTAGTGTTTATAATTTCCCTAAAAATGGATATGACTGGTGCGATATATTTGTTGACTGGTGCTTTATTACGACTTTTGGTTATGATAAAGGTATTAAGATGATTTATCAGCCAGAGAAGGGAACAGGAGCAGGCTGTCCGTATTCCGCACAGTTTTATAAAGAACATAATGCTTTTAGTAAAAACCCGTCATTAGGCAGTCAAATATTTTTTGGTGAAAGTGGAAAAGAATATCACACAGGAATAGTTGTTTCCTACACAGAAAATAAGGTGTACACCATTGAAGGAAACACTGGTGGTGGTTCTGGGAGTGTTAATAGAAGAAGTTATTACCGAACAGATAAGAAAATATCTGGTTATGGGATACCTAATTGGGGTTTAGTAACTGACACCTCAAAGAGAAAAACAAACCAAGAAATAGCCAAGGAAGTATTAGCAGGTAAATGGGGTAACGGTCAAACCAGAAAAGATAAACTTAAAAAGGCGGGTTATGACCCAGAGATTATCCAGAATATGGTAAATCTGTTATACTCAGATGAGCATTTATACGATGCAATAGCTAGACAGGTTATAGACGGTATATGGAGCAGTGGTGATAAAAGAAAAGAACTCCTCACAAAAGCAGGTTATGATTACGATAAAGTGCAGGCTGTTGTGAACAAAATATTAGGTGGTAAAAAGTAATGGCGTTTGTACCTAGGCTCACAGTAAGCGGTGTCTACCAAAGTCAATACTGGTATAGTGCTACCAATCCGTTTTATACTCCATCGTTAGAGCTTCCTAATTGCACTTGTTACGCTTGGGGTAGAACGTGGGAAATCGCACAACAGCCTCCTACATATTTGCCAACAGGAAACGCAGGAACTTGGTTTGACAATTTACCAACAGGATACCGAAAGGGTTCAACCCCAGAGCTTGGTGCTATAGCTTGTTGGTATGACCCAGATGGTTATTACGCAGGACACGTAGCAGTAGTTGAACAAATAAACGCAAGTGGAATAGTAACCAGTAACAGCGGTTATTATAGACCTATTGCGTCATACCCACCAGACACACAGAGCTATTTCTGGACAGAAAATTGCCCACAGAATACTGGGTATCGCTCTTCATGGATGATTAGTCGTGGGTATGTTCTTAAAGGTTTCATTTATTTGCCTATACCAGTTTCACTTGATTGGATAAAAGGAAATCGGTATTTAACTCAAGCAGAATCCGATAATAATGCGTATATTGTTTATGCTTATTTGTTAGGGTTAGGATGGTCCTTTAATGCCATATGTGCTACGTTGGGAAATATGTACAGAGAATCACAGGTAAACCCAGGATTATGGGAAAATCATCCTGCGACAACAGGTGGTTTTGGTTTGGTACAATGGACACCTGCAACAAACTTTACTAATTGGGCTGACCGTTATGGGTATGCTCATGATTCTGGTGATGCACAGTTACAGTGGATAAATGATGAAACAGTACCGTCTGGACAGTGGATTCAAACTGTTGCTTATCCTGTTTCATTTGAAGACTACAAAGTTAGTACACAGGACATTAACTGGTTAACCGGAGTTTTTCAGCGTAACTTTGAAAGAAATGCTGATTTTAATGACCTAGTATTAAGACAGCAATATGCACAGTATTATTATGATTTGCTTCAGCACTATAACCCAGATGACCCACCATATGACCCTGAGAGAACAGGAAAAAAGATGAAAATCTGGCAGATGATTAGATACCATTTATAGAAAGGGATGATTATTAAAATGGCAGTAAGAACTAAAGATGAAATCTTACAGGCAATCAGAGACAGACTTGGTGAGGACATTGATTCTGATGAATCGCTGTCACTTATTGAGGATGTTACAGACACTATTGACAATTTGCAAGGTGATGGTACTGACTGGAAACAGAGGTATGAAGATAATGACCGTGAATGGAGACAGAGATACAGAGACAGGTTCTTTAACACTGGTACGAATCCTTCAGAACCAGAACCAGACCCAGAGCCAGAACCTAAACCTGCTAAAACAAAATTTGAAGAACTTTTTACGGAGGGATAAATTATGCCTAGAAGAATTGCACAGACAACGCTTAATGCGTCAACTATTGACATTCTTAATGTTATCAGACAGAACGCTTCACAGGAATATCAGGCTAGTGTTCCTGTTATTGAAACAGAAACCGATATTCCAAAAGTAGGTGAAGTAATTTATGGTACACCTGCACTAGCTAACCAGTTTATCAATGCACTGGTGAATAGGATAGCACTCGTCAGAGTGAATAGTGCAACATTTAATAATGCGTACGCAGAACTGAAGAAGGGTTATCTTGAGTTTGGTGAGACTGTTGAAGAGGTATTTGTTGCTATCGCAAAAGCCAGAACATTCTCAGTTGAAAAAGCACCTGCTAGAGAATTTAGACGTACACTTCCAGACGTTCGTAGTGCCTTTCATATTATGAACTGGCGGGTGCAGTATCCTGTTACAATTCAAGACGAAGATTTGAGGATGGCTTTTACCAGTATTAACGGTGTACAGGACTTAATTGCTAAGATTGTTGACAGTGTATATACAGCTGCCGAGTACGACGAATATCTGCTGTTTAAGTACCTGCTTATTAAAGCTATTGCTCATGGTAAGATGAAGCCTGTAGCTGTTGACACTAGTGATATTCATAATTCTGCTATTGCGTATAGAGGAATCTCAAATATTCTGCCATTTATGAAGACAGATTATAACGAAGCAGGTGTTCCGAATACTACGCCTAAAGAAGACCAGTATATTTTCATTGATGCCATGTATGATGCACAGTACGATGTTGGCGTATTAGCAGGTGCATTTAATATGGATAAGGCAGAATTTATTGGTAAACGTAAGCTGATTGATGACTGGACAACCTTTGACAGTGCTAGGTTTGACCAGATTCTTGAAGAATCGGACCAGATTGAGCCTATTACAAACGCAGAATTAGCACTTATGAGCGATGTTGTAGGTGTTATCGTTGATAAAGAGTGGTTTCAGATTTATGACAATCTCAGTAAGTTTACCGAGACTTATGTAGGTTCTGGTATGTACTGGAATTATTTCTACAATGTGTGGAAAACTATTTCCCATTCTCCGTACAGCAATGCTGTTGTTTTTGTTAAGAATACTGCTACAACAACTGCTCCTAATTCACTTACATTTACTGTGACTGAAAAAGAGACTTCTGCTGAAGCAACTATTTTCACTCTTGAACTTACAGAGCCTACCACACTCGCTCCTACAGCTTACAACTTTGTACAGTCTGAAACAGCAACAGAGAATGGCGTAGCAATCCACAGATATGGTGCTATCATTGTTCCTAATGGTGTAACAACTGTTGGTGTATTGCAGGCTAAGATTGGAGATACACTTTATGTAACTAGCAGTGCTTTTGCTGTTAGTACGGCACAGGGTGCAACTGTAACCCTTACTAAATCCGAGTAGTATCTAATCTTTCGTTAGGCGGGCAGGCTTATTCATCCTTTCAACTGCCCGCCATTTTTGAGAAATGAGGTGTAATTATGTATGTTGCTCCAGATGTAGACGTTAGATTCTTAACTGGTGTAAAATTAGACCCAGAACATGTTAATACTATCTGGTGGAGTAATATCACTAATCAGACTAATTATTTTCTTGGCAAGACAAAGTATACATTTACAGACCAGACATATCAGAGAGTGACTAAAGGTATTATGAGAATTGGAAGACCTGTTGCTGATTTATATGACTGTAATTATATGATGTTTAGGAATACTGGTTTTCATAATAAATGGTTTTATGCTTTTATTGATAATGTTGAATATATTAACAACGCTGTTAGTGAAGTTAGGTTTACCATTGACCCAATACAGACTTGGTATTTTGAGTACAGTTTAAATGCTAATGCTTTTGTGGAGAGGGAACACTCGTTAACAGACAATATTGGCGATAATATCAAGCCTGAACCTGTAGAAGTGGGAGAATATGTACCTAATCACGATGGAATAGGCGACTATACCAGAGCGTTCGATATGAATGATTTAGCTGTTATTGTGGCAGTTTGTGACACTTCTGGTGCTACAGTTGATGGTAAGTTGTATGACAGAATATACGGTGGTGCTACATTAAAAGCATTTCACAACGTAGATGTTAGTGGGATTAATGCGTATCTAGCCACATTCATTCAGAAGCCAGACGCAGTATTAAGTATATATATGATGCCAGAAACATTCCTAAACGTTGACGTGGAAACAGGTGGCACTGATATTCCTAGTGGTCAAATGGGTGGCAGAGTATCTTATGAAGCTGATACACTTACAACTAACGCGAGATTAGACGGGTACAGTCCAAGAAATAAAAAACTATACACTTACCCATATAATTTCTGGCAGATTGATAACTCAGAAGGTCAAACTCTTACATTAAGATATGAGTGGTGTCCTAACCTTACGCCTACAATGGAATTTTTCAGTACAATGACTAATCCTATCTCAGTTGTTGGTAAACCGAATATGTATGGCGGTATTTCACAGAATATGCTTAACAACAATATGAGCATTGAAATGTCTAATTTCCCTATGTGTTCGTGGAATAGTGATGCGTTTAAGGCTTGGCTTGCCCAGAATAGTTTACCTCTTGGGTTATGGTTAGGTTCATCTGCGTTTTTGACTGCTATGACACCTATGAGCGGTCTTGTAGCAGGCTCGTACACGCTAACTATGGCTTCCAACATGTTCTCCGATAGTGGTAGCATTGTTGGACTGGCAAGTGCTATGAACTTATTGTCGAGTGGATATAAGGCTGCAATCGCAGCTGATATTTGTAAAGGTCAGATTAACAATGGTGGTGCAAACATTACCAGAACTAAGAAGCAGTTTTATTCTGGAAGATTTTCGATACAATACGGAATTGCTAGACAGATAGATGACTTTTTTGACATGTATGGTTATGCAACTAATTTGCTTAAAACTCCCAATATAAGTAGCAGACCAGAGTGGAATTATGTTAAAACGTCTGGTATGTGCGGTGATGGTGCTTTACCGTCAGACGATTCTAAAGCGATTGACTCATATTTTAATAACGGTATTCGCTTCTGGAATTGGGGTGACCACATTGGTAATTACTCACTGAATAATAGCCCAAGTTAAAGGTGGTGATTAAAATTGGCGAAGCGAAGAAAAACACAGTTTGGTGCAAGTGCCAGAGAGAATAATAGAGCTTTTGGTATATATTTGCACAGATTAACAGAGTTAGCTATTTCTATGTTTGAATGGAAAAACTTGCCAGACACGATAGACCCGAGATTTTTGGAGTTAACGTTATTTACAGATGGTCAGGCTGTTTTCTTTCAAGACGAAGAACTAGGGTATCTTGGTTTACAGTGTATTATAAATGGTCAGTTGAATGTGTATAGAATACCTATTCAGCGTAGAGCCTTCGCAGTAAATGGGTATCAGAGACAGTTAAATATAAACAATTCTGTTATCATTTATAATAACTTAATGCACACAAATAGTGAACCAGACATTAGATATTATGCTAAACGTCTCTGGAATCTTGATAGAATTATTGACGTTAATGTAAATGCTCAGAAGACACCTGTGTTAATTCAGAGTACAGAAGAGCAGAGATTAACAATGCTTAATTTGTACAAAGAATACGATGGTAATGTGCCTGTTATCATGGGTGATAAGAACCTTGATATTAACGGTATGAAGGCACTTAAAACTGATGCCCCATATGTCAGTGATAAAATCTATCAGCTGAAGACGCAGATTTGGAATGAAGCCTTAACTTATTTAGGTATTTCAAACCTTAATATTCAGAAGAAGGAAAGACTGGTAGCTGATGAGGTCACTAGGTCAATGGGTGGTACTATTGCGAGCAGATACAGTAGGCTTGAAGCTAGAAGACAGGCGTGTGACGAAATTAATAGAATGTTTGGTCTTGATATTGACTGTGATTATCGTGAAGACTACAGAGAGATGGATGATGAAACAATGTTCTCTGGTGAAACAGGTGATGGTGGTCTTGATGATGTTGTTTATGACATTAGAACAAAGTAGGTGATAACGTGAGTAAATACACTTCAGAATTGCGTTTTATTTGTGAATCAAAAGCAGGTAAAGCTGAAAGTGTTGGGTACACCAGTATTAATGAGGTGTTGGAGAGTGCTAGAGGTAGCATTTTCGATTTTGAATATCCAATTTTTGACCCAGAATATAAACCTGTTTTAGAAAAGAAAATACTAAAGCATTATTACACTAGAGAAATATGTGCTGAAACGTATGGTTTGTGGAAGTTATTCCTAGAACGCAGGATGCAAGAAATAATGCCGTACTATAACAAGTTGTACGAAAGTGAAACTCTCGAGTTTAATCCGTTATATGACGCCGATTACACAAGAAGTGGTAACAAAGAAGGAGAAAAAACTGGTACAACTAATGATAGCTTAACAGGCACGAAAGAAAAAACGCCTAATCTAACAGACACGAAACAGAGTACAGATGGTGGTACACAGTCAGACAGGGAAACAACGAAGAATGTAAATGACCATTGGGATTATTATTCTGATACTCCACAGGGAAGTGTTGGAAACCTTGAGAATTTAACCTATCTAACTAACGCTAGACACATTACAGACGATACAGACGGAAGCACGTCTACGAATACTACAACATTTGGTAAAACTGTTAATGAAAGTGTTAGGCGAACTGGTACAGACAGCGAAGAGTTTGAAACAACTAGAGATGTAACGGATTCTGTTAACACAACAGACGAATATCTTGAAAGAGTATACGGCAAAATGCCTGGAACAAGTTATGCAAAATTAATTACAGAATATCGTGATTCATTGCTTAATATTGATATGATGATAATTAATGAGCTTAAAGACTTATTTTTTAATTTATGGTAAGGAGTGATATTATGGCAGTAGATTTTACACCAGACAGAGGTACGTTTACTGAATTGAAACCGTTTAGATTTTGGTGTCAGAAGGTACTTCCTTTAGTGTATGACGATGCTCTGAGTTACTACGAACTTCTGTGCAGAGTTGTAGATTACTTAAACAAAGCTATGGAAGACGTGGAAACACTTGAAGGTGACGTAACAAACGTATTCACAGCTTACGAATCACTTCAGAATTACGTTAACACGTATTTTGATAACCTTGACGTGCAGGAAGAGATTAATAATAAACTCGATGATATGGCTAGAACAGGTCAGTTGAATGAGATTATTAGAACGCTTGTAGCACCTGCGGTAAGTCAGTGGTTGATTGATAATATTACACCCACAACGCCAGTAATTGACGCTTCATTAAGTGTATCTGGAGCAGGAGCAGACTCGAAAGTTGTTGGTGATAAGTTTGCTAAAACCCTTGATATTAAAAACTCAACATCTATTGTTAGTTTGAATGACTTTGGTACAGGGGTTTTCATTATTCCTTCTAATTACCTCAGCACACATACAGACCTTCCAGATACAACAACAGGTATTATTGTGTTTAGTAGTGTAGATGGAAACAATGGCAAGCAGATAGCTGTTACATTTGCTAACAACATTCCTCACAAACAGTGGATGCGTGGACGTTCTAGCGGTACTTGGGGTGCTTGGGAAGAAGGTATTGACCAGAGCAGAACTATATCTTATAAGCAGACTAGTGGTACTATGGATGCTGACACAGTTAAAGCAGGATATTACGTAATTCAGACAGGATATTTACAAAACTGGAGTAACCTTCCGCCTGTTACTAGTGGTATCTTTTTAATCTGCTATGATTATGAGACAAACGGTGTGCAGTATGCTGTTGGCTATGCTAATAATGTTCACCCTGTGTTATGGCAGAGAAATAAGAGTGGTGGTACATGGGGTACGTGGTATCAGTATAACTTAAACGCATATATGTCAACCGTAAGAGTTATTGATGGTGATGCAAATGATTTCCCTGTTGGTAGTGTATATACTATCACAAACGACACTAAAAATGTTCTCAATCTCCCGTTCAGCAGAATTGCAGTAATTGTTAAAACTTATTCGTCAACAATTAAGACCGATATGTTTGTTCAGACTTGTGAAGGGTGGGGTACTAATTATACTGGAATATATGCAGTAAGAAACAATCAGGGAACTGGTTGGAATGATTGGGTTATTTTAACTGATACTCCGCCTAATAAGAAGTTTGGGTTTACAGTAATTGGTGATAGTTTGAGTTGTGGATGGATTTCTACCAACGAGAGCGGTGGTGGTATAAATTATTACGAGCTATCTTGGGGAAGACATTTAGCCAGAACATTGGGAGTTAAGTGTTATATTAGTGGCTCAAATGGCATCTCAAGCGTTGACTGGATGAGTGACGCAGTATATGGTAGACTTGGTGTATTTCAAAAGTTTCCTACAACACCTATCTATTTTATTCAGCTTGGTGTTAATGATGGAAACGATAATGTTACAGAAGCGAACTTTAAGACTGCGTATAGAGGTATCATTAATGCTGTTAGAGCTAAAGCACCACAAGCCTTAATTGTTTGCTTAACATTGTTCAGGAGTGGTAGTCCTTACGCGGCTTACAGTAATTACATTAAGAGTGTTGTAAATGAGTTTTCATCAGATGCAAAAGTATTTTACCTTGATGTGACTAATTATATTACAACAAACAGCGACATTAAGAGTCACTTATATGTTGGTCACTATGACCCGTTAGGATATGCTTTAATTGGTGATTATATTTACACAGCACTAAAGACCTATCTTAATAGCCATCCAGAACTTATTAGGAGAGCATTTGCAGATAGTTTCATCAATACGCAGAACGCACAGCGTGGTTATCCTTATGCGTACTAACAGCTAAATAATTTTGAGATATGAGCCATACTATTTGTGTTTTTTACTGACAGAATAGTGTGGCTCTGTTGTTTTACTACGCCC